GGTGTCTGAAACTCTAGTTGTCGACCAACGACATACTTGAATTTCAATGACCTATAGTACCGCTCAATGCACAACTGTTCATCAGGAGTAACACCAAACGCCCAGTAAAAACTGGCACGTGTGGCAGGTGAAATTTCGCCATAAGAACGAGTGAGACCCTCACCCAATTTGCGAACACCCCAACTCTGTCCATCACCGGCTTTGTCCCAGTACTTCCCATTAGATATCATATAATGATAAAAATCTTGGAAAATAGGAACGCCACCAGTCATGGCCATACCCCCCACTCCGACTGCTGACATCCAACCACGAAACATCTTCTCAGTGTCGAAATTATGGATGCAGCAAGTATCTTTTGCAATACCCCATTTAGGATGACGTACCATAATATAGTCGTCCCAATTGGGCCCAACATAAACGGGATGGGTTTGGCAAAACTCAATCTCTTCAAAGGTATAGCACGGTTGCTCAACAACCATGTTGAAACCCATGGCCAAAAACCAAGAGTCTAACCCTGAAGAAAATCTGGCTAAGTCGCACTGTTCCATAAAAACAACACAATCATCGCCATTATTGGCAAGCTGCAATTTTACACCACAAGATTCGGAATAAGCCATAATCATGCAGCACATCAAGATGCAGTTGCCAAGAGAAGTATTCATGTCACCACTCATACGACCACCTACAGTATGGTATTTAACCTTACCATCGGGGACATAACCGGTACAATCATTACTTAATTGCCAACGCAAAAGAGAAGCAAGCTTCTTGCGTTGTTTCTTGGTACGACAACACGCCAAATAAATAGAGTGTTCCCATTCCAAAGCATCGCGAGAAACATGCTGATCGAAACGAGAGGCGTCAAGGCCAACAGCAACCGGCTTATTAAACATATTCCATTTCTGGAACATAACATGGCCGCTCACTGAGGCATTCATACCCTTCATAACAGTTGTGTGACCGTAAAGGACGGCCAACCTTTTGAAGATCTTCTCTTCGAGTGGGCGCAGAAAGCTGCCCAACTCTACATTGTACCTAGGATCACGAGGGGAAATAACCCTAGGTACTGGATC